TAGGGAAATAGCTCAAGCATACGATACTTTATTAAAAACTCCTCCTTCCGGAGATTTAATGAATAAGAATCCTGTTCAAGTCGGAAACGTTCAGGCGTTGGAACTAAAAATAAAATCAGTTTTACTTCAACAGGAAGCATCCAATGAACAATTAGACATTATTAATGCCATAGCTAATGGTTTTATTCAATATTGGGCTGGGGCTACTCTGCAACCACTATATCCTCCTCTTTTACCTGTTCCGGGTGCAATTTCAAATATAATACCGGTTCAGCAAGTTTTAGTTACTAGAACTGGAATCCAAACTACAATAGCATTTACATATGAAGGATTGGATAATGTGGATGGGTTTATAGATAAATTAATTTTAGCTGCAAATGTTCATTTACAAACCGTAGGAGGAGAAATATTTACAACTGCAATTTTTCCAGGAGGAATAACCGCAGTAGGAGTTGGAACTTGGACAGGGTATTCTGCCACCGGTAATGCTTTTGATTTATCCGGTATTCCTTTAAATGCATTCCAAACAGATCCTAATAAATTAGCGGATTTGAAAAGAAAATTTGGGTTTTTGGTTAATCCAGCTGAATTAGACCAAGCTCTTCAAGATTTTGCTGATACTCAAAAAGCTAATCTTTCCGAAATTGCAGGTGGTACAGGAGGTGAAGCAGGAGATATTAGTTCGGTAGATTTAAGTGGAGAGTGGGTTAAAATCGCAGCTCAATATATTTCTAAAAATGAAGGATTTACTGAGATTTCATCATGGGATGTAAACGCATATCGATTAGGATTTGGAACTGATAAAATTTTACTTGATGACGGAACTATTAAAAGAGTATTACCTGTTGCTGATTATTATAAACAAACTAATCAGAAAAAAGTACCACCCCCTATTGGTATGCGGACTACTCGAGCGAATGCTATGAAAATGTTAGAGCATGATTTAGTAAATCGTTTCAAACCAAGAGTCGTAGGAACATTTGGGAACACCCTAACTGAAGAAGAATGGAATAAATTAAGTGAACCTGCTAAAGCTGCTTTAATAAGTTATGCGTATAACTGTGGTAGTTTGAGAACAAAAATTGCTAGTGCTATTAAGGAAGGAAAATATGATTTAGCCGGGCAATATATAAAAGAAGGGCCTACAACTGGAGGTGGTGTAGTTTATCCAGGATTAGTTAGAAGAAGAGCGGAAGAATCTGCATTATTTTTATCTCAACCACTTCCTATACAGATCCCAACTGATATAACAGCCGGTGTTGCATCTACTAATACAACAACTAATAGGAATACTGCGGGATAGTATAAAATTAAAGATACAAATATTTATTAACATAAGCAAAGATATATGGATACTAACAAACTTTTTAAAGCTATTCAGCTTGTAGTAAAAGAAGAAGTTAAAAAACAAACTGCTGAGATTAAGGAACAGGTTAGAAAAGAAATCCTAGCCGAACTTAAAAAAGCTAGTGTAAAACCTACAATAGTTGAAAAGAAAATTGATAATCCTTTTGATAGAGCATTGGCTTTATTAGAGGAAGATAGAGAAGTTGAGCAAAAGCAATATACTAAAAACCCAACTTTAAACCAAATCTTGAATGAAACTGCGGTAAGACCTAATTTTAGTAGAACCGATGGAGAGTGGGGAACTATGACACCTGATATGATTGGGTATGGTAATCCTCAGGTGGGGTATCAAAATCAATCTTCTCCTATGCCACAAACAGGAAATGATATTATCGATAAAGCAATAATGAGAAGTGCTCAGGTTTTGAAAGCGAGTAAAGATAAAAATAGATAAGATAAATGGCGATAGTAATTGGGCCAAAATTAGTTAAAGATTTACCAGAGCAAGATAGAGTTGCTATTGGGGTAACACTTCCTTTTCAAAGGGGAGCTAATGGTTATTTTGCTCAATCATACCAAACTATCGACCAAATAAAATCAAACATTAAAAATCTTTTACTTACAAGAAGAGGAGAAAGATTAATGCACCCAACATTCGGAACTGCATTATATGAAGCTCTTTTTGAACAAAATACTGATGATTTGGAAATTAAAGTACAAACATCGATAGAAGAATCTATTGCACAATGGATGCCATTTGTATCTATTGAAGAGATTTTAGTAGATCAATCAAATAGTGATAGAGATAGGTATAATTTTAATATTTCACTATCATTTAGGGTTTCGGGACAACAAAATTTAGAGACTGTAACTTTTAATATAGTTGAATAATGGCATTTAAAGTAACAAATAAAAAAATAGGAAGAAATAGTAGAGATATAAGCTATTTAGGTAAAGATTTTCAATCATTTAGAGATAATTTGGTTGAATACGCTAAAACATATTTCCCATCTTCTTATAATGATTTTAATGAAGCATCACCTGGTATGATGTTCATAGAAATGGCATCGTATATTGGAGATGTATTGGGTTATTATACCGATTCATCTCTAAAGGAAAGCCTTATTCAATTTGCTTCAGAAGAGAAAAATGTTTTTGCGTTAGCAAATCTTTTAGGGTATAAACCAAAATCTACTTCTCCTGCAATTACTACATTATCAGTATATCAATTATGTAAGGCAACCTCTAATGGTGAATTGGATACTAAATATTTATTGAGAATAAATCCAGGATTAGAGGTAAGGTCTAATTCAGTTTCCGGTCTTACATTTAGAACTGTGGAATCATTAGATTTTAACGATGAAAATGATAGAGAGGTAACCGTATATAGTACAACGAATATTACTAATATTCCAGATTATTTCTTAGTAAAGAAAAAAATACAGGCAATATCTGCAACCGAAAAAACGTTTGAACAAACATTTACAACATCTGAAGCCTTTCAAAAAATAGATTTATCGGATATAAATGTAATTTCGGTAGAAAGTATAATAGATGATAATGGAAATAAATGGTATGAAGTTCCTTATTTAGCACAGGAAACAATTTACATTGATTACCCAAATGTTGAGCAAAATGATCCAGATTTATATCAATTCTCTACAACTGTTCCTTATTTGTTAAAATTATTAAAAACATCTAGAAGATTCGTTGTAAAGACGAACGATGATTTTACTACATCAATTCATTTTGGTGGAGGTGATAGTTCCTTAAGTGATGAGTTGATTATACCAAACCTTAAAAACGTAGGATTGGGATTAAACAACTCAATAGATAGAATGGCTGAATCATACGACCCTACTAACTTTTTGAAAACAAAATCTTATGGGCAATCACCATCTGCAAATAGTACACTAACTGTTACCTATTTAGTAGGAGGTGGGGTTTCATCAAATGTACCGCAAGGAGATTTAACTTCAATTACAAATATTGTTTTTAATGAAGATTTGAATGATACATATTCTGATTTTGATTTAGTAGTTTACAATTTTGCAAAAAATTCATTAGCAGTTGAAAATGAAATACCGGCAAAAGGTGGTAGAGGAGTTGATACAATAGATGAAATAAGAGAAACTGCATTAGCAAATTATGCATCTCAAAATAGAGCTGTAACTGCTAAAGATTATCAGGTGAGAGCTTTATCAATGCCAGTAAAATATGGTTCAGTTTCAAAAGTATTTGCAATAGGTGATAATTCATTAAATTCAAATTCACCAGAAGCTATTCTTAATTCAACTGAAAATGTTACTGAATTTGCGGAAATAGTACGAAGTATAGTAAATTCATCTTTAGCAAAAGGGGGAAAATTACCTACTACTAATGAAATAAAAGATAATGTAAGAAGTTTTGTTCAGAAAACAACGCAGAGTGCGGAACAAGTAAATCCATTTGCAATCAATCTTTATACATTAGGATATGATGCGAATGGTAAACTTACAAATCTTAACAGAGCTGTAAAGGAAAATCTTAAAACATATTTAAATGAATATCGAATCCTTACTGATGGTGTTAATATAATAGATGGATTTGTGATTAACATAGGAATTAATTTTGATGTAACTGTATATAGAAATTATAATAGCAGAGAAGTTGTACTGAGATGTATTGAAGAACTTAAATCATTCTTTGCAATTGAAAATTGGCAATTCAATCAAACAATAAATCTATCCGATATTGAATTATCATTGGCAATGGTTGAAGGAGTAGCTTCGGTTCAAAAAGTTGAAGTTGTAAATAAATGTGGAGGTGGATACGCGAGAAATAGTTATGATATTAAAGGTGCTACAAAGAATAAGATAATTTATCCTTCATTGGATCCATCTATCTTTGAAGTTAAGTTTCCTGATAAAGACATAAAAGGAAGAGCAGTATAATGATTCATTTTGTAACAGCATCAAAAGATGCAACGGTATATACCTTATATAAAACCAAAAATACTGGTTTAGATGAAATATTGACGGTATCAAAACACTATTCACGATTTGCTGAAAAAGATGATGCAAGAGTTTATATTCAATTCGATACTGAGAATATACCTTCATATGTAACCGCATCTTCTGTAACTATGGATTTAAAACTTACGATGGCAGAAGAGATGCCAGTAAGTTTTTCCCTTTACGCATATCCTGTAACCGAAAGTTGGAATATGGGAATTGGTACATTTATTTTTACACCTTCAAATGAAGATGGTATAACTTGGAACACTCAACCTGGATTTGTAACATCTTCAATTAGCGGGTCTCAAACATTTACATATCAAAGTTTAGATGTTGAGATGAATGTTAAATCAATTTATGATTATTGGACGGGTTCTACAAATTATGGTTTAGTTTTAAAACATTCGATGGAAGCAGAATCTTCATCTTTGGATTATGGTATAATGAATTTTTATTCGAGAGAAACTAATACCATAAATCAACCTTTATTAAAATTGGGGTGGGATGATACATCGGGTTCTTTTTCAACTGGTTCATTAGGCCCATTGAGTGGTTCATCGATTATAGTTAAAAGTAAAGAATTAAAGCCTGCATACTATGAAGGTGGAAAGGTTAAAATTAAAGTAATTGGTAGAGATCAATATCCTTTGAAAACCTTTTCTAATTCATTCTCTTATTTGGATGTAAAATATCTTCCAACAAGTTCATATTATGCTATCAGAGATGAAATTACAAAGAAGAAAATTATAGATTTTTCTACTTATAGTAAGATAAATTGTAATTCAGAAGGAAACTATTTAGTATTCGATACTACTAATTTTCCTAAAAATAGAGTTTATAGACTTTTATTTTTGATAGAAAGAGATGGGTTTGAAGAATATTTTGAAGATGATTTAACATTTGAAATAAGAAGTAATGGAGTTCGAGTTGATTAAAAAAGATTTACAAAATAGTGGTTCTCTTGTAGCAAGGGATAGAAACTCCGTTTATTTTGAGGCAACTCTTGATGAAGATAAGACGGGGTTTGTTTATGCTCCTTCAAAGAAAAGAGTTTACAATACCGATGAATTAAAAAAAGCTATTGATGTAAATGTTTTTGAATTAATTCCTACTTCACCTGAATTAGAATTAGATTTAGTACCTAGGCCAGTTTATAATGAAGTAACTCGTTCATTAGAATTAGCTAGATTAACAATAGAATCACAATCTCTACAAATATCTGATTTAGAAAGAGAGGTTGCAGATTTAACGGCTATTTCAGCATCATTGGATGTAGAATTGGATAGTGAAAGATTATTAAGAGTAACTGCTGAAGCAAATGCAGAAAACTTAAGAACTCAATTTGCTATTATTACTGATCAACTCCAAACTAATATTCAAAGAATGACATTGGATGGAATTGAAAACTCAGCACTTAAAGCTAGAAACGAAGGTCAAAACGCAACTATTGAATCATTAAAAAAGCAAGTTGATAGTTTGACAGAACAATTAAATGGTAAAAATGCCAGAATTGCAGAGGGAGCGAAGGCTGGTGCTGATATTACAGTGAGAGTTATAAATAAAGGAGATCAGAAATATAATGATTTAACCTTTAGAGGTAGAGCAAAAGATGACGGTAATGGTAGTTGGATAAATGGGCCTGAGGTAGAAATATTTAATTTCTCCTTA